GACGCTGTAGCCATACAGAACGTCAATACGGCAGGGCAGTCGGTCGTTGTTGATGTCATACTGACGGACAACGCGGAGCGAGATACCGTTGTGAACCTGGCGCGAAGCCATGTCGACGCCCTGCGGAAGCAGAAGGTCGGCGGTGGCGAACGCGATAGCGTCCTTGTGGTAGATCAGGTTCTGCGGATACTGCGTCGAGGCAGCGCCGAGGAACGTGACAGCCGCAGAAGCGACCGGCAGAGCGTCGACCGTGGCAAGAGCCTGCGTGGCCGAATACATCGCCGGGACAGTGACCGAAGCGGTGGTCGACGCCGTAACGTCAGCCAGAGCCACGAACTGATACAGCGAGCCAGTCGACTCACGGGTCTGCGGGTTAACGGCGTAGACGTTGGCGATGGTGAACACGTCGCCGGCCTTGATCGTCGTGGAGCCGAGGCCCGTCAGAACAATCGTGGTCGAGCCTTCGGTCGTGACCGACGAACTGACCGTGACCGTGCCCGTGCGCGAGCCCGTCGTGAACTGCTTAATCGACTGCGACATATTCAGTTCGTCGTAGCCGAGAATGCCTTCACCGAAGATGCCGTTCTTGAACTGTTTCGAGATAGCCGAAACAGGGTTGAACAGACCCTTCATGCCTTCGATCAGCGACGCGTTGGCGGCCGGGTTGACCGTCGCGTAGCGCGGCGACATGACAGCGGCGTTCTCATTCAGCTTCTGCTGCGCCTGCAACAGAACGAGCGAGGTGGCCGGGGTCGTGCCGGGCGTGCCGACCGAGTTGCCGATGTATTTGAAGCTGTTCGCAACGTCGGCGTCGATGGAGGACGCAAGCTGCGAAATACGCGGCTTCAGCACACGTTCCGCGAAGTCGTCCAACTGCATCGTCAGTTCGGCGGTCGTGAAGTTGACGCCGATGTGCTTCTGCGACGAAACGGTCAGGGTCGTGTACTGTTCGTTGTCGTCCTGCACCTGAAGGGCAGCGCCGTCCGTGACCAGAGCGCGGTCGGGCAGGCGGATACGCAGGGTCGAGCCGATCTTAGCGCCTTCGACGGCGAAAGAGTCGTCATACTGGCGGTTAACGGTACGCGTCAGGACAAGGTTGTTTTCTAATATTTCCAAAGCCTTGCGGGTAATCATGTCGATCGTAAGAATCGAGTTACTCATCTTGTGGTCCTTTCAAGAAGCTAAGAAGACTGGTGAGGGCAAACGCCGCCGTTTTTATGTTTGCCTATCTGACAGTTCATACAAAGAACTTGATACCCTGTAGGAAAACCATTTTTTCGGAGCCATCCGTAAAAAGCTGTTCCGCTTCCTGCGTAAAGCCCTGATTTTCTTTCCTTGGCACCATCGTTATCTATGTGATCTATAGATAGAAACATAGGCTCAGTCTCTCCGCAGCAAGAACATTTATAGCCGCCATAAGCTGCAAATACTTGTTCTTTACACCGAGCGTTAAGTCGATTGGTTTTGTCCCGTTCCGCTTGCCGTATTGCGGCGACTTCTTCAGGACTTCCATTCGCTAACTTTCGGTTGCGCCATTCGCGGGCATGTTCGCGGGATTTCTCCCGGTTATTTTCCCGCCAATCGCGCATACGCGTATTGACTTTTTCCCGGTTTCGTTCGCGGTATCGCGCCGCCGCCTCTCTGTTACGTTGCCGCTTCAGATCATCGGCAGTTTGATTTTCACTCTCCATTTCTACCTCCATTTTCGAGTAATCATACCCGACAATGGCGGCTTAGTCTATCGTCTGTTTTGCGCTTCCCACTTCTTGATCTGCCGCTGCCGTTCCGCTTCTATCCAATCCGACGTTGACATTGACTTTAATGACCGGGGGTCAGTCGTGTCATACCGTGGGCCTGAGTTTGATCGGGTAGCCGTGACAGGAGCAAGCGGTGCGGGCGCGGATGATGTGCGCTTTGTCGGCGGGTTCGAGGTCAGATTGACTTCGATCTTACCGATTTCCTTCGCCTGCAAGACAGGCGGCAGACGGGCTATGCGTCCGGCTTCTTTCGGATTGGAGCCAAGGTAATAGATTACCTCCGGCCCAATATCCGAAGCCTGGATGGCTTGAGCCATTACGTCCGTGACGGGGAGGCTGGGATTATACGCGACTTGTTCAAAGTCCTCGTATCTATCCCGCGCTTCCTCTTCACGGTCGCGGTATGACTCCAAGATCGCCGCCTGCTGCTGTGCGGCCTCTCGCTGTGCCAGTAGTTCCTGAGCGCGCTGGTTGGCCAATGCTTCCGCATAGACCTGGGCGTTCTCAAAATCATCCGGCGCAGGTGGAGGTGCTGCCGGCTGTCTAGCCTGCTGCTCCGCAAGCCGTTGGGCCTGCTCTCTTTCCCATTTGCGCTGTTCTCTTGCAAGGCGCTTGCTGACAATCGCGTCCAACTCTTCTTGAGAGAACGATTTTGTCTGCTGCTGTTCCTCCGGCGTCGTATCAGCGGTTTCAGGTGCTGCCGTGGCTTCCTGTTCCGGCGCGGGGCTGATCTCCGCTACAGCCTGTTCCTCGTCGCTCACGCGGCTCTCCTTAACCTAGCTATCCGGCTAGTCGGTAAGTCTACATTAGACGCTAAGATTATTAGCGTCAATGAACATTTGATCTACCTGCGCTTCGGTCAGGCCGAGTTCAATAGCAAGAACGCTGATCGCCCGTGAGTTACGGTCGGTAAAGTTGCCATATTCCCAGACGTTCTTTAGCGCGTTGTCGCTTGTCTCGTTGATAAGCGCCTGCGCCTGATCGAACAGGCCATCGTTCTGTAGCACCGTGCGGACGGCCCACATGGGAACCTGTTGCGGGATAGCCGGAGGCGGCGGAACGTATGGGTTAGGCGTGTTGCCTTCGTCAATCCAGTCTTGGATTTCAGGCGCAGATACAAGGCTGCTTTCCTGTCGACCATCCGGCCACGTTCGAATGACGATTGTGTTGTCAGGGTCAGCGTATTGCCAAACTGGATCACTCATAGCTCACATCCCGTGAAATATACGTTGCCAGAAGCATTTCCAAATGAAAGCGACGTTGAATTACCGGCTACAAGCCCTGTCATACCAGATACTTGAAGGGTCGCAGTTGTGAGACTAGCTTGGTTGAATATTACGCCTGTCGGCGTAGTCCCACCTGCGTTAGCTTGCCAGCATAAAAAATGCGCCGCAGAGGAAACGATGGCGCCGGTCGGACTAGTCCGAGGCGTTACTTGAAACGGCATAGACACAAGCGCTTCAGTAGTCGAATACGCCTGACCGATTGCTACAATTCCACTTGCTACTGTTGCCTTGCTCGCCGGCAGATAACGCTGGCACAGCATCAACTCAGTGCCATACTGCCTGCGCTCGAACGGCGTGGCGACTGAGCCGACTTCTAGCTGGACGCCGGTGATGTAGAAGGTTGCGCCGTTGGTGCCGACTACTGACTGACAACCAGTGGCTGAAGCATAAACGGTAGACGCCCATGTAGATGGCGTTCCAGCGTATGTTGCCCCAGAACCCATAGACAATTGAAGCGAAATACCAATCCCGTTTGTCGTCAACCATGTTCCGGTTGTGTCACCGGGAATAGTAATTGATTTCTGTTCCCAAGTATTTGCTGAGTTTATTACATAGGTAAATGGGTATGACCTATTAAACGCACCATTATTTATGACGCCGCCAAATGTTCCGGTTAAAGAACTCCGAACCCAAAAAGAAATCGTAATCGTTTTTGCGCTTACTGTCCCCCAAGCCAAATCTTGAAGATTTAGCCCTTCGATAAATTGAACAAACGTAAAATAGTCACCTGAGGTAACGCTATACGAGGAATTAGATGTAAATCCAAGATAGTTGGAAAATCCAACAGGAGGAGTGACAGAACCTGCATTCTGCTGCCAAGTTCCTTTAGTGGCTAAGCTGGCATTAAATAGCCATCTATCAACTGTATATGCACCAGCCGTTCCGCTCGCGCCAGCATTACGCTGATCTATCCGCATATCGCCATTGATGATGCGGTTCCGCAGGAAGCTAGAACCCATCGCCAGCGTGCCGGTCATGGCCATATTGCCATTGGTGCCGGGCGATGACGGTGAGAACGTAGCGCTGTCCAACGTAACGTTGCCGCTAAGCGCAGGCGACGTGGACATGACGGCCGTGGTGCCCGTGCCGGTGACGGCGTAGTTACCAAGCGTTCCATTGTTATTGTAAAGAATATACGTGTCAGTGCCGCCGGTGACAGCCGTGCCACCAACGTCAAGGTCGACGCCAAGCGCGGTTGGATTTGTCCAAGACGTGACGCCAGATCCGTTGGTCGTCAGAATATAGCCGTTTGTGCCGCCGCTCGTCGGCAGCGTCATGGACCAAGTGCCGGCCGTTGCGGCCGTGTTAATAGTGACGACGCCGCTTGTGCTGCCGGACAGACCAAGAGAGCCGGCCGTCGTGCCAGCGACGCCCAACGTCGGGGTAGCCGTCGCAGAGATCGTATTGAGCGCCGTCGAAGACAACAGCGTGCCCTGCGCCGTCGTGGCCAGACCCGTGCCGCCCGACGTTACCGCCAGCGGGGTCGTGAGCGTCAGGCTTGTGGCCGACATGGCGCGGCCAGCGGTGAGGTTAGCGATGGAAACTTGCTTCGTCGTGGCCGACTGCACAATCGGCAGAACTTCCGTGCCGTCTACCGGAGTAGTAGCCGCAGGAAGCTGAGAAATTTTTACGTCGGCCATTTATCTAGTCCTTAGAAAGAAGCAACGCGGTCTTGGAACGCCTTAATGCGGGCGTCGAGTGCAGCGCGGTCAGAATCAACTTTTGATTTAGCATCAGTGACAGCCGCTTCACGGCTGGCGACCGCATCTTCGCGCGCCGTTACAGCCGCTTCGGCAGCCGCAACAGCCTGTTCACGGGCCGCCATGACCTTTTCAAACTCTTTCTCGCGCTTTGCCACGTCTTTGTCGCGGGCGTTGGCGTCCGTCAGCGCCTTCTTGGCGTTTTCATGCGCCGCTTTGGCTTCAGCAATGATCGCCTCAGCCTGCGCCTGCGCAGCCGCCAGTTCGCCAGCCGCCTTCTCACGATCCGCCAGCGCAGCCGTCGCAGCCGACAACGCGCCCTGACGCTTGGCCAGTTCGTCGCGGACTTTCACATACTGCGCGAGATCTTTGGGAAGCTGTTTTGTGAAATATTCAATCGGATCTACGTCCGACGATCCGCCGATGAACTGCATGATGACCTCAGACGTAATAGCTGACGTTGACTTTGGCGCTCGCCGTCACTTCGATGAACTTAATCTTCGACAAGTCGCCATCATATTGAAAGATGACGCCCGCTTTTAGCAGCATACCAACTGACGAGGTAGGATCGGTGCCATCATCGCGCCAGCGAACGTCCTGCGTTTCCGCGACGATCAGCGCAAAATTGGCTTTAACGTCCATGCCAGAGATCGGGTCGCGCGCCGGAACCGTGAGCCCCGTGGCCGAGGTAAGCGTGCCAAGCTGTTGATAGCCAAGGCAGCAAGTAATGGCTTTTACGTTAGCAGTCACCTAAGATCTCCTTCGCTGGGCCATTGATCGCAGCCATGCAATTTGTTGTTCGGTCGCCACTGAGGGTCCGGGGCCATATTTAATTATAACACTGTAACCCGTGATTGAATAGTCGCCCTTTTGAACCTCTAGCACGCGGCTGCGCTGGATGTCTACATTCTGGCCTGTGATTGAATAGCTGCCGGTCTGGGCGGCCAATGACCTGTTGAACTGGAATGTAACCGAC